CGACGCACATCACCGTGTCCGCGCCCGAGGGCAAGGTCACCCCGATCCACGGAGCCGATGGCATCGAGCCGGGCGGCGCCCAGCTGCGCGTGACGCCCGGCCGCGTGGTCCGGGTCCGGCTGTCGCAGACCGTCAGGCGCGCCATCACACGCGGCGACCTGTTCATCTGCGACATGAACGGCACGCGCGTGCCCTCGTTCGATCTCGCCGCCGCGCCGCACGATCTGTCGACCGCCGCACCGCCCGTCACCGGAGGCAAGTAGATGCCGATCAACACCGGGGTCCCGACCTCCCTCAACAGGCCGCAGACCTTCCACACGTTCTCGTACCTGCGGGCCGCCGGCTCGCTGACCAACGTCCCGCTGCGCATCGCCCTGATCGGGGCGAAGTCCTCGGCCGGCACGGCGACCGCCGGCACGGTGTACACGGCTTCCGACGCGGCGACCACGGATGCCCTGTTCGGGGCGTCCAGCGAGCTCGCACTCATGTGCCGCAAGGCCTACGAATGCTCGGTGCTATTCCAGCGCGGCCCGCAGGTCTACGCGGTCCCGATCGCCGAGAGCGCCGGCGTCGCCAACGTGAAGACCATCACGCAGGTCGGCACGGCGACCACGGACGGCAACATCATCGTGCGCGTGGCGGGCCGGACGTTCGTCGTGGGCGTCCGCAACGGCGACGCACAGAACACCGTCACCGCCTCGATCGCGGCCGCGCTCAAGGCCAACGCGCAGAATCTGCCCGTCATCGTGACGTCGGCGACCAACGTGGTCACGCTGACCCACGCCACCAAGGGCATCAACGGGGTCGACGTGGCCGTGTCGGTCGACCAGCAAGTCGCGGGCTGCGTGGCCACGGTCGCCAATACGGTGACGGGCACCGGCGCGACCGATCACCAGCCGGCACTCGATTCGCTGTCGCCGCTGCGCTACGACGGCATCGTGTTCGCGAACCACGCGAGCGCCGACATCACGGAAATCCTCGCCGACCTGGCGGTCCGCTGGGGCGCCGCGTCGAAGACCTGGGGCTGGTACTTCGTGGGCGAGATGGGCACGATCTCCACCGCGACCGCGCTCGCCGCGGCGGCCAACCACCAGGCGGTCGTGGTGACCTCGATGGAGGGCTGCCTGAACACCGCCGGCGAGATGGCGACCGCCACCGCGATGCTGGTCTGGTCGCGCGAGCGGCCGAACGCCAACTACGACAAGGCCAAGGTGCCGCTCTACCCGCCGGCGGCGGCCACGATCTACACCGGCGCCGAGGTCGAGACCGCCATCCTGGCGGGCCTCACGGCCTTCACGGCGTCGATCGACAGCTCGGGCGCCATCACGCAGAACCTCGCGAAGTGCGAGCGCCTGGTGACCACGAAGACCACGACCGGCAGCTCCCCCGATGACCGGAACCGGGACATCGGGACCTCGCGCGTCGGCGTGGCGCTGGCCATCCAGATCGACATCGCCTACGACCAGCGGTTCAGCGCCGACACGAACCCGGATGGCGCGCTGCAGGATGAGGACACCGACGCCCAGGTGAAGGACATGGTCGCCGCGATCATGCGCTCCGAGGCCCGCGACAACGTGCTCCGCTCCGACCTGGTGGAGGCCGACATCTCCCAGATCCAGGTCGAGCACGACTCGGTGGCGCTGGGCCGCGACAACGTGGCGATCTTCTACCACCCGGTGGGCGGCCTACATCAGGTCGCCTATCAGCACAACGTCCAGATCGGAGCGTAACCGATGCCGCCCGCCCCGCTGCCCTTTGTTTCCGATGGCAAGATCTTCCTCGACGCGCCCGCGCCGATCGGCTTCTCGGGGCAGCTGCTCACGGTCAAGTCGATCGACGTGAAGGACAACCAGTCGCGCGAGGTCGTGACCACGATCGGCGTGAAGCGCGGCGCTGGCACGCGGAAGAAGAAGGGCGGGTTCGAGATCGACCTGACCGAGTTCCGCACCATCGGCGCGGACCCGGAGGTCGACTGGGATCTGGCCAACGATCAGGACGTGTTCATGACCCTGACCACGCAGGACGAGGGCGGCGGACGCCGCCGCGCCTACACGATCCAGGTCTCGAAAACCGATTCCAAGACCGATGACCAGGGCATGTGTGAGGACACGATCACCCTGGTAGCGACGCAGAGGTACTGATGACCCTGCTCCGCCAGAAGATCGAGTCCGCGAAGGCCCCGCCCCCCGCGCCGGCGCCGGCCTCGCTGCTCGCTCGCGCGCGAGAGACGTTCCAGCGCGGCGAGCACGTCACGCTTCCCGTGCTCGGGGCGGCCTGGATCGAGCTGGCCTCCGAGGTCACGGTCGACGAGATCGAGAGCCAGGTGTTCGAGGCGATGGCCGCGCTGAAGCTGCCGCCGACCGGGATCAACGTGCTCACCTACGACTCTCGACGTACCGCACTGACGCTCGCGTGGGCGGTGCGCAACCCGGACAACCATGCCGAACACTACGGCACGTCCGAGGACTGGCTCGCGCTGGACATCGACATGATCCTGTCGTGTGGCCTGATCTACGCCGACGTCAGGGAGCGCCTTAATCCAGTAGGGATCTCGGCCCTGACCGAGGAGGCGATGCTCGAGATCCGCTTGGCCATCGAAAAAAAAAATCCGATGTACTTGCGCTCATTCGGTGTCGCCATGCTGTCGCTCTATCTGCTTTCTACGGCGAGCCAGCCTGCAGCGTCCCCGCCCAGTCCGTGATGGACTGGGCAATCGTCGCTGGCATCCCCGAGATCGAGACGGTCGACCAGACGAGGAAGAGGCAGCTGGGCGGTGCAGACTCTTCCGGTGGCGTCCGTTTTCGTAACGCATCGTTCAGGGCAGGCGGAACCTGATGGTTGCTCCCAACGCACAGATCCAGATCACCGCCAGCTCGGCGGGCCTGCCCGCTGGACTGCGCCAGGCGCAGCGAATGCTGCAGGGCTTTGCGCAGGGGGCCGGCTACGCCTTCAGCAAGATCAATCCCGCCGCCGCGTTCAAAAACGTCGGCGGGGGAATGCTGCAGACCGGCGCCCACCTGCTGGCGTTCCACGGCGCATCGCGCGGACTGGACCTCGTAGTTGACCAGGGCAAGCAGTTTTTCGAATTCCAAAAGCAGCTCACGTACTTCGGCATAGCTGCACGAAAGACTCCGCTGCAGCTCAGGGAGATCGAGCGAGAGATCAGAAGCGTGTCGGGGCAGACGGGAAAATCGGCCCTCGAGATCCTTCAGGGCACGCGCGCGTACGTTGACATGGCCGGTGCCGAGAAGTTCACGGCCGACAAGATGCAGCTCTTGGCCAGGGTTTCCGTCGCGTCAGGCTCGGATATGTCTGAGCTGGCCCAGGTGATGTATCAGTTACAGCACGCCATGAAGATCGATGATTCCGATCTCAAGGATACCTTCGGTGGGCTGATCAACATGTCTAAGGACGGCACGGTCCACTTCGCGCAGATGGCCGCCGAGATCAACGAGCTCGCGCCGCAGTTCGCGCGGTTTGGCGTGACCGGGCGTACGGGTATGAATCAGCTCGCGGCGATGATGCAGGTCACGCGCGCCGGCTTCGCTTCGGTCTCGGAGATGGGCACTGGCCTGACCCGGGTCTTTCAGGGCCTGAACATGCACTCGGACAAGTTCGAGGCGTATGGAGTCAAGATCTTCAACGTCGGCAAAGACGGCACGAAGACCTTTCGCCACATATCCGACATTCTGGCGGACATCAAGAAGAACAATATCCTATCAAAGGATCCCCACCTACTCCGTAAGGCGTTCGGTCGCGGCGAGGCAGAGCGTACCGTCCGGCTCTTGTTCGAGGGCAATGAGGAACTCGCCAAATTCGAGAAGCTCGCCGAGCGAGACGGTGTCGTGATGGAGGATCTGGGAACCTATACCTCGTCGGCCGCTGGCAGGTCCGAGATCGCTTTCGAGAAGATGAAAAATGCGGTCGCTAATGCATTCACTCCAGAGCGGATAGAGAAATTCGTAACCTCCATTGAGGATCTGTCCACCAAGATCGGCCCAATCGCGGAGATGTTCGGACACATCGCAGATGTGTACGGAGGGCTCTACGGCGCCGGCAAGTCTGTGAATAGCTTCTTGACTCCAGGGGATAGCAAACTGGCCGAGTTGTCGTCCGAGCAAATCGACACCAGGGCCAGGGAGAAGGGGATATCCCCTGCCGATGCCGCCAGGG